AAACTTATTGGACGGATCCAAGATGAAACTACTCCTCCTTCTGATAAGCCCGATGGTGCTGGCGGGGTGTCTGGGGAGACCAGCGGAACCGACAGTAGTAGTAGCGACTGAGTATCAAGAACAAAATATTCCTATTCAGGAAAGACCCAAAGCAGTAGATTTCCCTCCTGTTGATTGGTTCGTTATTACTGAAGAGAATCTAGAAGAGAAGCTAGCTGAGATTGATACTAAGACTGGCAATGTGGTTCTATTCACTATCACTCCAAAGGGCTATGAGAACCTAGCTATTGGTATTGCTGACCTTCGTAGGTATGTGAAAGATCAACAAGCGATCATTGCGTACTATGAAGAAGCTCTTGCTGATGAGCCAGAAGCTTCAACTGAACCAGCAGAATAAAAAAATAAAAAAAATATATTTTTGAAAACGCGGTTTTTCCGCGTTTACCATTTCTGGGATTTGATATATAATCCTACCAACAAACAAAAGAACAATACATCTATGGTGTACGGCCATAGACGTCCATACATATATTCCAAAAGAGGTGCGCGATGCTAAAACCAGTTCCAACTAATCGGGAGCGGGACACAAGAGATCTTATGTCCCAAACTAAATTCTACGAAGGCTATTCCAGATGGGATGATGACAAAAACCGATATGAGATGTGGGACGAATCCGTATCACGAGTAATGGAAATGCACCGTGACTTCTATGCTGACAAGATGACACCAGAGTTACAATTGTTGATTGATGAGGCAGAGTCATCATATAAACTCAAGTATGCATTAGGTGCACAGCGTGCATTGCAATTTGGTGGTGATCAGTTACTAAAACACATGATGAGAATGTACAACTGTACCTCTACCTATGCTGACCGCCCAAGGTTCTTCTCTGAGCTATTTTACGTGCTTCTATGCGGTGCTGGAGCAGGTTTCTCTGTTCAGTACCATCATGCTGACAAGATGCCAGATATCAACGATCGTAAGAAACAAGCTAAAGGCTGGGTAGTAGAAGATTCAGTAGAAGGTTGGGCAGATGCGTTGGGTGCATTGATGTCATCATACTTTGCTACTGATCAACAGTTCCCAGAAATGGCTGGTCGCAAGATTTACTTTGACCTCAATCAAGTACGTCCAAAGGGTGCAATGATCAATGGTGGGTTCAAAGCGCCAGGTCCAGAACCACTACGTCGAGCATTGGATAAGATTGAGCATTTGATTCAATCTCGTGTGCTTAAAGGTGAGAAGCGTCTACGTCCAATCGACATCTACGATATTGCTATGCATGCTTCAGATGCTGTGCTAGCTGGTGGTGTTCGTCGTTCAGCAACAATTTGTCTGTTTTCAGCAGACGATCAAGACATGTTGATAGCCAAGACAGGTAATTGGTTTGTCGACAATCCACAACGCGGTCGTTCTAATAACTCGGCTGTGATTGTTCGTGATGAAATCAAACGCGAAGACTTCAAAGAGATTATGACCTCTATCAAAGAGTTTGGAGAGCCTGGTTTCTTCTTTGTTGATGACAAAGACATCACAACTAACCCTTGTGTTGAGATTGGTATGTTCCCACAGATCGACGGAGAGTCAGGATGGCAGGGGTGCAACCTTACAGAGATCAATGGTTCTAAATGTACATCAAAAGAAGAGTTCTTTAAGGCTTGTCGTGCTGGTGCTATTATGGGTACGTTGCAGGCTGGCTATACGGACTTTAAATATCTAACAGAAACATCAAGAAAGATCTTTGAACGCGAAGCATTGTTAGGCGTGTCTGTGACAGGTTGGATGAACAACCCAGACGTATTGCTGGATGCTGATGTTCAGAGAGAAGGAGCTGAAATTGTTAAACAAGTTAATAAAACCGTTGCGAAGCTTATCGGAATTAATGCGGCGGCTAGAACAACGTGCGTTAAGCCTTCTGGAAACGCTTCCGTACTTCTCCAGACGGCGTCTGGTATACATGGTGAGCATTCTCCTCGTTATCTACGTCATATACAGTTAAACAAGGATACAGAGGTAGCACAGCTGATCGCAAAGACCAATCCATACATGGTAGAAGAGTCGGTGTGGTCAGCTAACGGTACAGACTATTGTATTGGCTTTCCTGTTATCTCACCCGAGAATTCATTGTATCGTGAAGACCTTTATGCAACAGACTTGTTGGAGAAGGTATCATTGGTACAGAACAATTGGGTAGAAGCAGGTACCAATCATGAGTTGTGTGCTAATCCAAAGACGCGTCATAACGTATCTAATACTGTAACTGTAATGCCACATCAGTGGACACAGGTAGAAGACTATGTGTATGACAACCGTCATAGTTTTGCTGGGATTAGTTTCCTAGCTGGATCGGGTGATAAAGACTTCGCCCAAGCTCCAATGACTGAAGTTCTAACCGAACAACAAATTGTATCCAAGTATGGTAAAGCAGCATTGTTTGCTTCTGGATTGATTGTAGACACTCGTAAGCAAGGCTTCCGTGACTTATGGGAAGCGACTATGGTAGCTCAGACTCCGCCAGAGTATCAAGGTGAAGTATCTGATCTACGTGCTGAGTGGATTCGACGATTCAATAAGTTTGCTGATAACTACTTTATGAATGATCTTAAAGAGGCTGAGTATTGTCTCAAAGATGTATTCTTACTTCACAAGTGGACAAAGATTCAACAGAACATTAATTCTATTGACTTTGTTGATGAGTTGGATGAGAAACGATTCACAGAGATTGATACAATGGGTGCAGTAGCTTGTCAAGGTGGTGCTTGTGAAATTACTTTTTAAAAGTTAACATCGACTATATACTACGAATCATGACAATTTGTGTACGTAGGAGATAAAGCACATGGAAGAAGAATATTGGACAGATTGTGTCGCTTGCGATACAGAAACACAAGTAATTGTTTTTGAGAGTGATGAACTTCCTCAGAACTGTCCAATGTGTGGATATCCAACCAACTTTACAATCGTTGAAGATGACGACTAAATAGGCCTCGAAAGGGGCCTACTTTACTATGTGGTATTATAATGATGAGGTGTTCGAAGAAACACCCGAAGAGTATCAAGGGTTCGTATATATGATCACCGAGATTGATACAGGCAAGAAGTATATTGGCAAGAAGTTCTTCTGGAAGCCAAAGATATTACCTAAAACTAAAACACGTAAGAGACGCGTCAGAACACGCGTAGAAAGCGATTGGCGTAAGTACTATGGCTCTTCTACCGAAGTGCAACAACTTGTGGAAGAAAAAGGTGTTGACAACTATCGTAGAGATGTGCTATACTTATGTCGAACTAAGGGTGAGTGCTCTTACTATGAAGCCAAGCTTCAATTTCAATACGATGTATTGTTGAGCGATGAATACTACAATGAGTTTATTGGATGTAAGATACACTCTAAACATATAAGGAAAAATGATGATTCTGATTGATTATAATGCAATTGCTATTAGCAATGTTGTGACACAGAAACTAGATATTGACGAGAACTTGGTTCGTCATATGATCTTGAACAGCTTGAGAATGCATCGTGTAAAGAACAAAGCAAAGTATGGCGAGATAGTAATCTGCTGTGATGGTTTTAAGAACTGGAGAAAAGATGCTTTTCCTCCCTACAAGCATAAGCGTAAGGATGCACGTAAAGAATCTAAAATGGATTGGAAAGAACTCTTTCGGATTACAAATCTAGTCCAGCAAGAGATTAAAGATAACTTTCCATACAAGGTAGTAGATGTGGCTGAGTGTGAAGCTGATGACGTCATTGGTGTGCTAGTAGAACAAACACAAGAGTTTGGAAACCATGAGGAAGTAATGATCATCTCTGGTGATAAAGACTTTGCTCAATTGCAAAAGTATGACAACGTTGCTCAATACTCTCCTGTCCAAAAGAAGTTCATTAAGACAGACACACCCCGCAAGCAGCTTATGGAGCTGATCCTAAAAGGAGATACTTCAGACGGTGTACCTAATGTGTTATCTGGAGACAATGTATTTGTCGAAGGTGTACGTCAGACTCCTCTGCGGCAAAATAAAATTGATCAACTAATAAACGATCCTAAGTCTATGGGCGAAGAAATATATCGTAACTATTTACGTAATAAAAAATTAATAGATCTGTCCGAGACTCCCGATTCTGTCAGAAAAGAAATTATATATAACTATAACAATCAAGAAGTAAGTGATAGAGGTAAAGTATTTCCATACCTTGTTGACAAGAGATGTAGAATGTTATTAGAAAGTGTTGAGGAATTTGTATAATGGCACACCACGTGACTAGACGAGTACATGAAGTGATTGAAATGGTTTCCAAAGCTAAGACTAAGGAAGATAAAATTTCCCTTCTAAAAGAACATGAGACCCAAGCATTGAAAGATGTGCTTGTTGGCGCTTATCACACAAAGGTAGAGTGGAATCTTCCGCCTGGAAGACCTCCCTTTGAAGCAGCAGAGGAACGTAGTGTTCCTTCCAATCTTCTTAAACAAACTAGAAAGTTTAATGATTTAATTAAGGGTGGCACAGGCGACAGTTTACCAGCCTTCAAACGAGAGAGTATATTCATCCGTTTGATCGAACAAGTCCACCCCGACGATGCCGAACTTCTATTAAAGATGGTGGCAAAAAAGCAGCTGGCTAAAGGCGTAACTAAGAAACTAGTTGAGGAGGCCTTTCCAGGACTGATTCATTAACCTTCAAACTAAATGAAAATACAAGGAGATGTGTATGACTGATTTTCAGCTTTCTGTACTTCAACAGGACTCAGAAGAACTTAGAAATTATATAACGGAGTTAACAGAAAAGGGTAAATCAACCCTTGTGACGAAGTTATCTAAAAAGTTAGAGTTTCTAGAATCACGAATCGCTGTTCACATCTAACATACGGAGGTAGCGATGGTCAGCTCTAATCAGCTGACCATCGTTAATTAGG